AGACACAAAATTATTTGAACAATTATACGTAAAATACGAAAGTCAAAAAGGACTTCGTAAAAAAACAATGAGTGCCGAGGAAGTATTTAGAAGCGGTATTCTCAAGGAGCGTACAGATACAGGTCGCATCTATTTGGTGTTTATTGATAACGTTATGAATCAAGGTCCATTCGATCCTGAATATCATACTATCTATCAAAGTAACCTGTGCTGTGAGATCTTATTGCCAACCCGTCCATTTAAGAGATTAGACGACGAGGAGGGACGCATAGCGTTATGCACACTGGGATCCATCAACTGGGGTGCGTTCCGAAACCCAGAAGACATGCGTAGAGCCTGTCGCATCTTACAACGTAGTTTATGCAACATCCTAGACTATCAGGATTTTTTATCAATACAGAGCAAGCTCAGTAATGATGAAATCCAACCTTTAGGAATTGGTGTTACCAATCTTGCCTATTGGCATGCAAAAAGGGGATTAAAATATGGAGACAAAGATGCACTGGCAGAAGTTAAAAGTTGGATGGAACATCAGGCCTTTTATCTTACAGAAGCCACAGTCGAAATGGCCAAAGAACGAGGAAGATGCAAAGACAGTGATAGGACGAGGTACGGTCAAGGTGTCTTTCCGTGGGAACTGAGAGCTCAAGGTGTTAATGAACTTACAGACTTTACTCCTGAATTAGATTGGGAAAGCCTTCGCGAAGCGGTCAAACAGCACGGAGTAAGGAATGCTACATTAATGGCCATTGCTCCTGTGGAATCTAGTTCAGTGGTGATTAATTCAACCAATGGTATTGAACTGCCTATGAGTTTGATCACAACCAAGGAATCTAAAGCAGGTTCATTTACACAGGTAGCACCGGAGTATAATAGATTAAAAAACAAATATGAATTAATGTGGGAACAGACAGACTGTACCGGTTATTTAAAAACTGCAGCAGTGTTAGCAGCCTATGTGGATCAAAGTATTTCAACAAATACTTTTTACAATCCTGCACATTTTGCAGATCGTAAAGTGCCTACTACACTGATTGCTAAAAATCTAATGCAGGCACACATGTGGGGATTAAAAACTTTTTACTACAGTCTAATCAACAAGGCAGGTTCCAAACACGAAGATAAAACCCCCGAAGTCCACTATAATGGATTTCATAATGAACGAGAATTAATTGAAGACGATCAAAGCGATTGCGAATCCTGTAAACTTTAAGAGAATAATATGAGCCAAGCACAATATAATTTACATACAAAAACAGACTATCTACACCGTAAGATGTTTTTAGACCCAGCAGGTCCGGTGACCATTCAACGTTTTGAAGAAGTCAAATATAAAAAAATCGCAGACTTTGAATCCACAGCACGTGGATTTTTCTGGCAACCAGAAGAAATTTCGTTAAGCAAAGATGCCAACGATTTCAAAGAAGCCTCAGATGCAGTAAAACATATCTTTACCAGTAATCTTCTGCGTCAGACAGCCTTAGATAGTCTACAAGGTCGTGGTCCTAGTCAAATTTTCACACCAGTGATCAGTTTACCTGAACTGGAAGCACTAGTCTACAACTGGACATTCTATGAAACAAACATTCATTCAAAAAGCTACAGCCACATAATTCGCAACATTTATAATGTTCCCAAGGATGTGTTCAACACCATTCATGACACTGAAGAAATTGTAGGTATGGCGTCTAGCATTGGGCGTTATTATGATAGACTGCATATGATTAACTGCCGCAAAGAACTACAGGAGCAGTTTCCAGAAAAGGAACATATCAAAGCTATTTGGTTAGCCCTACACGCTAGTTATGCCTTAGAAGCTTTCCGCTTCATGGTATCATTTGCTACTAGTTTAGCCATGGTAGAAAATAAAATCTTTATTGGCAACGGCAATATCATCAGCTTGATCCTACAAGACGAACTATTACACAAAGGATGGACTGCTTGGATCATTAATCACGTGACCAAAGAAGATCCAAGATTCGTTAAGGCAGCAGAAGAGTGTCAAGAAGAAGTAATTCAAATTTACAAAGATGTTATTGCAGAAGAAAAAGCCTGGGCAGAATATTTGTTTAAGAAAGGCCCAGTGATCGGATTGAATGCTAATATTCTCAGAGAATTCGTTGACTATACCGCGGTAGGTGCACTCAAAGATATTGGTATCAAATACTGGGAATCTGCTCCGAAATCTACGCCCATTCCTTGGTTTAATAAGCATTCGGATACCAGTAAGAAACAGACAGCTCTACAGGAAAACGAGTCGACCAATTATGTCATAGGAGTCATGGGAGAAAATCTTGACTACGATGCTCTGCCAGCTATATAATAAACTATGTATAAGGCACAATTTAAAAGATCATCACCCTACGAATCTTGGACAACTATAGGACACTATGGTAATGAACAATCAGCCATGGCCGCTGCTCTACAATATAAAAACAAGGGCATGATTATGGTACGAGTTACAGATAAGAAGGGTTCAGTGGTTTATACCGGTTAATATCAAGGACGAACATGAAAGCAACAGTATGGAGCAAACAACATTGTCCATTCTGCGATCAAGCCAAAGCACTACTAACACGACGTGGTATTGAATTTGAAGAACGCAAAATTGGAGAAGGTTATACTCGAGAACAATTATTAGAAGCAGTGCCTGGAGCGAGAACAGTACCACAGATTTTCTTAGACAATAATTTAATCGGTGGATTTACAGAATTAAAAGCGTATTTCGCAAAAGGATAGTATGTTAATAGACAAAGGCATATCAGCCGGAGAAGTAATTACCCTAAAACTAACCAGTGGAGAAGAATTGGTTGGAAAACTAGTAGAAGAAACAGGGACACAGTATAAATTATCAAAACCATTGGTAATTGGACACACGCCCAAAGGCCCAGGATTAATGCCCTATCTGTTTACAGTAAGCCCAGAAAAAGATATTAAAATCTTAAAAACTGCGGTCACTGTAGCAGAAGCCACAGACAAAGAATTTGCCAATCAATACCTTCAAGGAACTACTGGTATTACATTGGCTTAAATACTAGACTATGGCAGAACCACAACTAGGAGTACTCTCTACTACAGATTCGTCTACTGTAACAGGTCCGAATCTGGTTCCTCACAGACATTCCGTAGACTCGATCATTGGGCTGCGTGTCAACAGTGCTAATGGCAGAGTAGAGCCAGTTTATGATGCCATAAATGTCAAAGCCAACGGCCAATTATTGGCCCTTTATAATGCAGCCACAGTCACGGGAGCATTTACTCCGTCAGCAGTACCTTTTGTTACCATCATCGATGCGGTAAAAAATAACGACGGTGAAGACACCAGTTTAGGAAAAGCACAGGCTGATCAATTCTTGGCAGAAGGGAGAATTACTCAGCGTGAGTACAATGAAATTACTCGAGAAGTCAAACCTACTGGAGAAGGAGTTAGAGCTGCCCCACCAAAGCTCGGAGCCGAAGTTGGAGCCGTAACAGGACCTTTTACATTTAACACAGTGTTAACCGCCGAAGGCACTACTTTAGGCACCATGATCAAACAGGTAACATTTCCTAGAACTATTGAACAACTAAATCAAGGATATCCGGGATTAACATCTAGCGATATCGTAAATAATCTCGCAGCTTTGGCCACTAATATCTATGAACCACTCAAACGTCAATTTCCTAGAGTGTTTATCACTAACAGTTTTAGACATGGTGCCAGTATCGGTGGCGGCCAGCATGGAACTGGACAGGCCATGGATGTGCAGGTTAGGGGTTTAGGATCTGACGATTATATAAATGTTGCAGAATGGATCAACAAAAATCTACCATATGATCAATTGTTGTTAGAATATCTACCTAACAAAACCGTGTGGATACATGTCAGCTATGCTATACCAGGTTTGCCATACGGTGGTTTAGCCATTACTAAAAATAAACCGCAGAATAGATTGGCCACATTAAATGGGGCAGCTGGTGGCAAGTTTGTGCCTAATCTTCACGCAGACATAGTTGCTGCCGCAGTACCCAACAGAGTGGTAGCTGCATGAACATTAAAAAAATATTTTGGAACTGTCTTGGATTTATTAGTCTAGGATTGGCCTATGTGGGAGTTGTTACTCCGGGCATGCCCTACTCAATCTTTGTGGTATTTGCTGCCTATTGTTTTTCAAAGGGTTCAGAACGCATGCATCGCTGGCTGTACAATCACAAACTGTTTGGACCGTTCCTAACCAATTGGGGACAGAAGCGTGTCTTCCCTACCAAGATGAAATATTTTATGTTGGCCATGATGAGCAGCAGTTTGATCATCATGTGGTTTACCGGAGTCAAACCTATAGGTATATTAAGTACCGCGATCTTTATGGCACTGGTAGCTGTTTGGGCATGGCGTTTTCCGGGTAGTATAGCAGAGTGGCAGCATAGAAAAGACAACAACAAGAGGATAGGATGGCTAAAATAACTCTAGAAGAATTATGTGATATTGCATTTGCTGTGGAAGAGGGAGATCCGTTTGATTGGGGAGTGTTCAAACAAGGGCAGGAAGAAGCCATGAAGATGATTGGTGCAAGTGTATTAGAAATGTTCGACAAAGACTCATATACTTCAGAAGAAAAACTAATTATGTTAGCCACAATTACCAAATTAACCACAGAAAACATGATTTTACACTCAAAGCTGTTGACAAATAGTCAAAAAGATGTTTAAATACTAGTACACAGACATAGGTAACAAATAACATAAAAGGTAAAAAGTAACAATGGTAACAGGTAAAGTAAAGTGGTTTAATGACGCCAAGGGTTTTGGCTTTATTACTCCCGATAACGGTGGCGCAGACTTATTTGCACACTTTTCACAGATTAATTCGAGTGGCTTCAAAAGCCTGCAAGAAGGACAGAGTGTAAGGTTTGAAGTAACTCAAGGCATGAAAGGCGCACAGGCTAGTAATATCCAGCCAGCCTAGTAATAGGAGGATCTATGGAGCCAGATTTCAGTTTTGCGATTGGAATTGTGATAGTAGCAGTAGTATTTCTGTTGGTTCTCTAAAAGAATTGTTGTAATTCCTTCGTAGTGAAGGCATTGTGGACCCGGGTTCGATTCCCGGCATCTCCACCCAAGTGTATTGTGATGCGTTGCCCAGCGTGGAAGTGCCGAGGGCGAAAACAGTATGCTTGGTTGGGGATGACATGGCTTCGACATGGTGAGATAGCGAAAGAGGCAACACGGGAATGTGAAACCCGTTAGGATTGGGGCAACCCGGTCGTAGAAGCAAAAAAGTAAATGCAAACGCAGATACATTCGAGATTGGTACTTTCTCTTTCACAGGTAACACTGTAAAAGGTGGAGTAGCAGTAGCAGCCTAAGAAACTGCACTCGCGAGGTAGGACTTACCTTGTCATCCAAACAACCAAAGCGGCTTCGGCCGCTTTTTTATCTTTTTGTTTTTAACGTTATTGATTTTTTTAATATTCGACATTAAAAAATACAATAGAAAAAACAAAAAGATAAAAAAGCGGCCGAAGCCGCTTTGGTTGTTT